AACAAGATAGTGTAGCTCGTTAAAACTCTCTTCGGTTGCTTTTTTAGGTAGTTTCTTTAGTTCATCCATTATTCTATATCTAATCCTTTTTTGACTATTTGTAGTGCTCTGTCATCAAGCTCGTTATCTGTAGACTCAACTAACTTTTCTAGTAGTTCGACTACAAACTTTTTAAACTTGTCGCTTTTCAATCCTGTAAGTACAAGTGGTTTAATAAGTGCAAACATTACTCAGCCTCCTCTTTCTTGGCTTTTGGTGCTTTCTTTTTAGCAGCTGCTACTTTAGCTTTAGCTTCAGCTTCTCTAGCTGCTCTTTGTAATGATAATGTTGATGGCATGTTTTTAAAATAATAAAAATTTCTTGTCTTTTTTAGGCGGTTTAACTTTAACTATAGGCACTATATCCTGACACAGTTTTGAATTAGGTGTGTTAGGTCTATACATAAAACCTTTTTTCATTAAGTCCGCACATTTGTGTGCCCGTGTAATTTCATACTCGAGCTTCATCTTCTCTTCATATCTCTTCGCCATTTCTTTACACTGCTTATATCCTGACTTATCTAGAGGAACCATAAAGTTAATCTG